AGAAACACCAGCACCTCAAATGTTAAGTGGTGCATTTGATTTAAATGGAGTACAAGCACCTGAACCTGTACAAGCGTTTGTAGTAACTGATGATATGACTAATAGTCAAGATAAATTAGCAAACATAAGAAGAAGGGCTACAATTTAAAATCAAACAAATATTAAAATTGTCTATATATAAATATGCCGTGTAAAAAATGCAAAGATGGAAAATATAAGTATGGTAATACAGGAGAATGTAAATACGATACTAAAGAAGAATGTGATAAAGCTAATCCTAATAAATATAATAAAATGAAAGAATATCCTACCCCATTAGGTAAAAAAACATATGAAGAATACGCTAAAGAATTAAAAGAGTTTAATTTGAGTAAAGTTGAAAAAGTAGAATTAGCTTTAGTTGATGATTTAGTTAAAAAATACGAAAGTGTAAAATCAGAAGCCGATGCTTTAACTTTAAAAGCTAGAAAAGCAGCACAAGAATTAGATGAAGTATCTTCTAAATCAAAATCTATGTTAAAAGAAATTGCAGATGTACAAAAATTAGCAGATCAAATATACAAATCAGCAGAAGATTTAGGTATAGGTTTACCTAATGAAGCAGAAGTAGCAGTAAGACAAATAGATGCTTATAGAAGTGATATGGCAGAAGTATCTTCAACTACTGAAAAAGCAAGTGATTTAATTTTTGGTCTATTATAAAATAAGATAATATGAAAAAAAAACCCACAAAAATAGTTGAATCAGTTATGAAACAATATCCTACACCATTAGGTAAAAAGACCTATGATGAATATGCTAAAGAATTAAAAGAATTTAATTTAAGTGCAGAACCTAAATTAAAAAAAGTAGAGTTTGCTATGAAAGATTATGATACTTTTTTGTCAAGAATTGCAGAAGAAGATAAAGTAGCTAAAAGAGATGCAAAAAAAGTTTTACAATTAGCAAAAGATATGCAAGCATTTTATACAAATGTAAGAAAAGCTAGTTTTAACGCTTCAGGAATAGGAAAAAATGCAGATAAACAATTTGAAAAAGATTTTAAAATTGCAAGAGATTTAGGACTTGATTTATCACCTTTACAGAAAAAAAGAAGAGAAATACAGAAAGCAGTAAGTGATGTCGAAAAAGCAGCAGAAATAATGCAAAGTAAAGTTAAGATATAATATGAAAAAGAAACCTACAAAAATAGTTGAATTAGTTATAGAAGAAAACAACGAAATGTTAGCTATAGATGCTATTAGTTTAGTATCAGCACCAGCAATAGAAGAAAACTTTGTATATTTTGGTAAAGAAAAACACAATCTTACATTTGCAAAAGTAGATGAAGATAAGCGTATGTTAGTTAGTCCTGCACTAATACCTAATAAACAAATATTTAGATACAATCCACAAACTGATAGTGAGTATTATGTGTATTTTAGTAAAGATACTGTAAGACAAGCAGCAGAACTATATCTAAAACATAATAACCACCACAAAGCAACGTATGAACACCAAGATAGAGTATCAGGTGTATTGACTACTGAAAGCTGGATTAAAGAAGGTGATATGGACAAATCAAAAATGTATGGTTTTGATTTACCTAATGGCACTTGGTTTGTAAAGATGCGAATTGATAATGATGATTTATGGAATAAGATAAAACAAGGTGAACTAAAAGGACTAAGTATAGAAGGGTACTTTGTAGATAAAATGCAAAAGATGTCTGACAATAAACCTACAAATGAAGAAATAAGACAAGCATTAAGAGAAATAATAAATCCTAAACTTAGTAAAGTAGAAAAAATTGAGTTAGCTTTAATAGATGATGCACTTAAATTTACTAAAGGAGTTAATGTATTTGGAAAAAATATTGATATATCAGAAGAAGAATTAGAAAAAACTTTTAGATCAGTAAAAGTAGATTTGGAAGAATTACAAACTGATTTAAATGCACTAAAAAAAGGTATAAATGCAGTAGATAAACAAGCAAAAGAATTAGGTGTAGCAAAAAATATGTTATCTACTTTACCTAAATATAAAAAAGCGATTGAAGCAATTAGTTATGGAGAAAAACAAATAACTAAAGCAAAAAAATTATTAAAATAACATGAAAAAGAAAGTAACAGATCAAGATATAATTAGTGCATTAAATGAGATTATAAGAGAAACTAATAAACCACAAAAGGTAGAGTTAAGTACAGTAAAGGAATTTAAAAGTGATTATAATAAAGCAGTAAAGAAATCATTAACTTTAACAGAAGATGTTGCTGATATATTTAGTAAAAAAGAAAAATTAATAAAAGAAGTAAATAAAAATATCAGTGATTTTGAAAAGTTGCAAAAACCATATAATAAAATAGTAAAACAAACTAAAGAATTAGGTATTGATATTAATAAAGTGTTAGATAATAGACCAAATTTAGCACAAGATATTAAATCAATGAAAGATGCACTAAAATTATTGAAATAATTTAAAAATCAAATAAATATATAATTATTCTATCATATAGTATAAACTTTAATTAAAGAGAACACATTATGGATTTAAAAAAGCAAATTAAAATAGCATTAGGTCTTGAAACTGAAGAAGAAGTAAAATTAGGTTTTCAGGCTAAAACAGAAGATGGTACAATTATTGTATCAGAATCAGATACATTAGAAGTAGGTGTAGACATCTCAGTATTAACTGAAGATGGCAGTACAATACCATTACCTGTTGGTTTATATGTGATGGAAGATGGCACTAAGGTTAAAGTAGAAGAAGAAGGTAAAGTAGCTGAAATTATGGAAGGTGAAGAAACAGAAGAAGAAGTTGAAGAAGTAGAAGCATCAGAAGAAGAAGAATTAAAGCACAAGCCAGATCATAATTATGAGAAAATAGAAGAAAGAATGACTAACTTAGAAAAAGCAGTTGAAGAGCTTGTAAATAAATTAGGTAAGGACAAAGAAGAAATGAGTGAAGAAACTACTGAAGAAGAAGAAGTAGTAGAAGAACCAAGAGGTGATAGTCCTAAAACAGTTACAACTAAAACAACTGAAGTAGTTGAGTTTTCAACAGAAGATGAAATTAAAAAGTTAAAAGAAGAAAACGAAAAACTTAAAACTGAATTAGCAGAAAGTCCAGCAGATGCACCTGTTAATACAAATAAATTTAGTGCAGATAGACCTGTACTAACAACTAAACAATATAACAAACTTTCTAAACAAGAAAGATTTTTATACAACTTAAATAAATAATAATTAAAAAAAATTAAAAAATGGCTTTTACAACGACTAGCAATTTCTCGGGGAAAAATGCAGGATTTTATATTTCTGCAGCCCTTAAGGAAGCAACATCATTAGATTTTTTAACAATCATTGAGAATGTTAAATTTAAATCTAATATTCAAAGAATGGCAGGTTCAGGAGTAGTTGCAGATGCAACTTGTGAGTTCAACAATGCAGGTACATTAGCACTTACTGAAAAAGTATTAGAACCTAAAAACTTACAAATTAACTTAGACCTTTGTAAGAAAACTTTATTAGATTCATGGGAAGCTCTACAAATGAGAGCAGGCGCAGGAGCACCACCACCACCATCTTTTGAAGATTATGTAATTTCTTACATGGGAGAAATTATTGCAGATGCAACAGAAGAATCAATTTGGGAAGGAACTGCAGTAGCAGGGAAATTTAATGGTTTCTTAGGTGCAGTAACAGGACTTTTATTACCAGGTGTTGATGCAACAGTTATACAATCAAGTGCATCAGGTGCTTATACTGCTGCAAACATTATTGCAAACTTACAAACATTAACTGCTGATATGGCAGCTAATATATCACCAATTTTAAGGAAAGATGATTTATATATTTATATGAATGCTAAAACTTATGCATTCTATGTATCAGCAGTATCTACATTAGGATATGTTAATGCTTACAACATGAATGGTGATTATGATCCTGTATTTGAAGGTTATAAAATTGCAGTATGCCCAGGAATGGCTGACAATGAAGTAGTAGCTGGTAGAAAATCTAACCTATTCTTTGGAACTGATTTAGTATCAGACCACACAAGAATTACATTAATGGATATGGCTAATCTAGATGGTTCAGATAACATGAGATTGGTAGCAAGATATTCAGCAGGTGTACAAACAGGAGTAGGTGCAGATATTGTAAGACAATCATAATAAACAATAATATGGTAGGGGTGTAAAAACCTCTACCTTAACTTTAAAATAAATAAATATGGCTTGTACAAGTTTAACAAAAGGTAGAGAACTACAATGTGATAGAATCGCAGGTGGTATTAAGAATGTTTATTTTGGGGTTTATGATGATTTTAATGCAAATGCTACAACAGGTGAAATATTAGGTACAGGAATAGTAATAGCATCAGGTGCAGTTACAGATATTGAAATGGGTGGTAATGATTTATATAGATATACATTACCAAGAGGTGAAAGTAGTCTAACAGAAACTATTGTAGGTTCAACTGAAAATGGTACTATACACTACACACCACAAATTACTATTAAATTAAATCATTTATCTACTGCTGATCAAAACCAAGTAAGACTATTAGCATTAAGTAAATTAGTTGTATTTGCAGAATTAAATGAATTAAATGCAACAGGTAAAAATGTAATAGTTTGTATGGGAGTAAGAAATGGAATGCGTTTAAATTCAGGTACTAATTTAAGTGGTGCAGCATTTGGTGATCATAATGGTTATTCATGGACTTTTGATGGTATGGAAGAAGAGCCTATGTCAGTAGTTGCAGATTATACTACTACACCATTTGATAATACTGCATTTACAATAAACAGTATAGTAATATCATAAACTCTAACATTAGTGTTTTTATATATTTTCTTAATTAAGGTGGTTTTATACCACCTTTTTTTTAGAATACAAATAAATTT